ACATAGAACCGATGATAGAAAGTGTGTTAGCGAAACCGCCTAAGGCTAAAGTACCGAGGGCTCCGGACATAGCACTCAAGCCACGACCAATTTCATCCCATGATAATCCCGCCATTTTGACGAAAGCTTCTGCCAACTTATCGATGTTCGCACTAGCAGACTCTAGGGACAATCCACCGATTAAGGACATGAATCCTCCGAGGTTACCAGTTAACCCAGCAGCTGTACCTAATTCGGCTAACGCTCCGCCCATAGCGACTAAACCACGACCAATGTCGTCCCATCCTAATCCGGATAGCTTGGTTAGAGCTTCAGAGATTTCGTCTAAGGATTGTACGGCAATATTTATAGCTTCGGCACCGATAATAGAACCGAATCCACCAAAATTACCCACGACTGATGCAGCAGTACCTAATTCGGCTAGAGCACCACCCATACCAGTAAGTCCTTTAGCGATTTGTTCCCAGCCCATAGAGCCGAGTTTTCTCATGTTTTCGGAAATCTCGTCTAGTGTTTGAACTAGAATGTTAATAGACTCCGCTCCGAGAATAGAGCTAAAACCTCCGAATCGTCCTACAATAGTAGCAGCTCCAGCTAATTCAGCTAATGCGCCACCCATAGCACTCAAACCACGACCGATTTGTTCCCAACTCATAGAACCGAGTTTCTTAAGGTTTTCAGAAATCTCATCTAATGTCTTAGACATGATAAGAATAGAAGTAGCTCCAGCTACGGAATTCAATCCAGAGAATTTCTGTAAAATAACAGCGGCTCCGACTAGCTCGGATAGAGCACCACCCATAGAAGTTAGACCACGTTGGATAGTCTTCCAACTCATTGAGCCTAATTTCTTAAGACTAGTAGATATCTCGTCTAGTGTTGACGCTAGTATTAATATAGAAGTAGCTCCTAATACAGAGCCAAAACCTGAGAATTGTTGTAGAATAACAGCAGCTCCGACAAATTCAGATAGCGCTCCACCCATAGCGGTTAGACCACGTTGAATTTGTTCCCAGCTCATGTCTCCGAGAGACTTAAGATGTTTAGCAATCATACCCATACTGATGCTCATGATTAGAATGGATGTTGCTCCACCAATGGCTTTACCACCTGAGAATTTATTTAGGATAGCAGATGCTCCGACGAATTCAGCTAAAGCTCCGCCCATACCTGCTAGCCCTTTACCTATTTCTTCCCAACTCATATTAGCAAATATTTGAGCCGCTTTGCCTAATATTTTGATAGACTCAGCCAGGATTAATAGAGACACGGCGGTCACTGGCGAAATCTTAACGTCTTTCATAGAAGATAGACCTTTAGTTAAACCAGATATAGCTACTCGTACACCTATAAGACCTTTAGCTAATTGTTCCCAGTTCATATTACCGAATGTCTCTACTGATTTAGCAAGCATTTTGACGGCTTGGGCCATCAGCATTAGTGAGACGGCTGCTTTGACAGTATTCAGTTGACCGTAGTCTTTTACGGAGGATACTAAGTCTTTAAAGGCCTTGTTTAGGACCTTCATCATCACTGAGATAGCGAGAATACCACCGGCAACTTGTTCTGGGTTAAGTTTAGATAATCTCTCAATAGCACTTACTAATAAAGTAACTGATGCTGCGATAGCTAATACGGATACCACTTTAACGCCTTGCGAGAAATTACTGAGTGAGTCTTGAATGCTACCTAGGAATTGCTTGAATCCGGATGCGGCTTTCTCTTTACCACCGCCCATGAAGCCAGTTATTTTCTCCTTAATCTCGTCGAAACCTTCGGAGAAATTCTTAATCGCGTTCCTAAATCCTTGGAATGCGGCGAATATTCCGCCACCCACTAAACCAGCGAATAAGTTCTGAATAGTAAGATTGCTGCGTAGCCACTCCACTACTGGCGCTAATAAGTTCTTAACATTATTTAAGCCAGAGCCTAAGAGCTTACCTAAGAAAGCGACTCCTTGTTTAAAACCACCCATTTTACCGATAAATGCATCGACAGCTCCTGATACGGAAGTTAATACATTGGTAATAACCTCTTGCATATACTGGAATGCTCCGTTAGATTTGACATTCTTATTTAGGTCTATGAAGAATTGCCCCATAGATGCACTGATGTCTAGGAATTTACTACCGATATTTTTGAGTAGACTTCCTCCGAAGAATTCCGCAAAAGGTTTAAGGAGTTGTCCTAAACCATACCGCACTAAGTCTAATGCTGCAAATAAACCACGGAAAGTAGTTCTAATTTTCTCCATAGCTTCTTCGCTAGGTTTTAGACTTGATGTGAACTGTTTAAATTTAACAGTTAAGTTATAGAGTTGCTCACCAGTCGTAGCTGGGAAGAATTCTCTAAAACTTTCTTTAAAGGCTGTAACTACTTGTCCAAGACTTTGGAAAGCATTCTTAAACCCTTCAATCATATTCTCCCGACCAGATTGTCGAGACATACGTTTAGCAAAGTCTTCTAAGTTAATAGAACCATCTTTGACGTGTTCGTTTAAAGACTTAAGAGCTTTAACGGAATCTAATGTATATCCGCGAGCTTTAAGTTCTTCTTCAGATAAGCCAGATACTTCATCAGTAAGCTTATTGATAGACTTACCTAAAATATCCGCTGTAACCCAGCCTTCTCCGAGAGACTTCTCGAATGAGCCAGATTTAGTAATAATATCATCTACTGCGACGCCTTGTTCTTTAGCTACCGATTTGATAGACTCTTTGAACGCATCTGCGTCGTTGATACCTTGGTCGAGAATTTGTTTCCATCCAGTGCTTAAACCTTCGGATAACAATTTGTTTCGAGCGTCTGCTGATTTACCAATCACTGCTCCGACTGAGTCAGAAATAGAAGTTAGTAAATCTTTAGCTTCCTCAAAGTCACCGACCATAATTTGCCAACTTTGAGTCCAACCAGATTGAGCAGCTTCCTTAAGAGTATCCCATAATTGAGTAAATGTCTTAACTTTAGTAGCTGCGTTTACGGCTGTGTCAGCAAGTTGGGTAATTTGTTTTGCTTGTTCTTCAGTATATCCTTTAGCGATTAAATCGGCTTCAGTGTACGCCCCAGATAACTGTGTTAAAGTTTCTGTCAGTACGTCAGCTGTAAGCCATTCACCTTTAGATAAGGACTCCCTGAATGAACCATATTTTTGAATTAATGCATCAACGTTAGTACCCATTTGAGTAGCTGTACGTTTTAATGCATTTTGAAATACTTCACCACCCATGCCGGCGTTTACTACTGAGTTCCAGTCCATAAGCTGAACTTTACCAGCTGCTAAGGCTTGGGAGAGTTGGTACATCGCTGTACTAGCTTGTTGAGATGTTGAACCTGATACTGCGGCTAAGTTGGCAATACCTTTGATAGATGTTACTGACTTATCCAGCGATACACCGGCCGCTGTAAACGTACCAATGTTACGAGTCATCTCGGTGAAGTTATAAATAGTTTTATCGGCGTACGTGTTTAACTCACCTAACGCTCGGTTTACGTCTTGCAAACTAGAACCTTTCGATGAGGTATTCGCCAAAATTGTCTGCACGGCATTCATTTGGGTTTCGTATTCTGAGAACCCTGTTTTAATAGGATCAATGGTGAGAGCCGACATCATATTCTTACCAGTTGTGATAGCAGCGTTGGTAATACGTACCATGGCCGTTACCCCAGCGATTTCTAATGCTGAGAATCGGTCACGTACGACATCAATACCACTAGTTAGAGGATTGAAATTCATACCTTTGATGCCTGAGCTGATATTTTCAAGACCTTTAGATGCTCCGTCAAACTTAAGAGCTTGTTTAAGTCTGTCCAGAGTACTCATACTGGTCTTGACATTACTTTCGAAGTCACGGTTCTCAAAGCCCATGGAAACTACGCGTTCATCGACGGTCTTACCCATTGCTTACCTCCTTCCAAGCATCTGATGCTAGCTTGTCGAATACGGGTTGTATAGCAGGATTAATATAATCTCTGCCTTCCACCCATCCACCTGTGCCAGTGCCATGTCCATACTGTAAAATAATAGCGATAGGGACTCCTTTGTTAACGTGACTGTTGTATAGGTCTATAGAATATCCCTTACCAGTCTT